GTGCTGATTCATGCCGTTATTTAATGTGAAGGTATGGGCGGGTACCCCTTCCCTCGAATCTTTTGTGCAGTTTTGCCAATGCACTCGTGGAAAACCCTGTCGCTGCCGCTAGGCGGCAAACCCGCAAAAAAAAGCAGCCGCACAAAAACCGTGCGGCTGTTGAATCCTTGCCCTCACTTGGCAATGGCATGCATATATCGCGCGACCTTGTGCGGCTTTGCGTCCTTGTCGTCGATAAACGCCCGCGCCATCTTGCCGTAAAAATCCGGCGTGTTGATCCCTGCTGCCGAAATGACCGGCCCATAATCCGACCAGACCATATTGAGCGCGACGAAAAATGCAATCATCTGATCGTCCGGCACACCGAGCTTATGCCCCAGCTCCATCGCCTCGGCGTATGTCCAGCGCCCGCCATGCGGTCTGGACGTGTCGGCGTTGTCCATGTGATCCACCCACGCCTGCGCCTGCTCCATCGTGATCGCCTCGCCGCCCTCGCAATGCTCATCGAGCGCATCCAATGCGATGGACAGCAACGCAAAATCCCGAACGTTGCCAAGTGTCTGCGGACACTGCATAATCTGCTCTCTGGCCTCTCTGATAGCCTCAGCTGTCCACATACTTATCCCCCTCCTATGCCTTAGCTCTGTCGATTTGCTCGATCAGCCTGTCCACATCCTCAGGCGTGAAGCTCATGCTGTCCTGCCCGATCTGGATAGTCATGCGTCCGCCTGCCTTGGTTATCTGCTCCTTGAGCTGCACCGCCACCGCGCCGACGTCGATGTTGCCATCCTCCGACATAATGCCCAGCGCTTGGAGCGTGGGCAGATACTTACCGACGATCCGCTCCGGGTGAGCCGCCGCCATGCCGACGGCCACGCCGTAGACGATCCCTTTTGCGCCGCTAATAGATGGGCGCACTACCACGTCATAGTAGTGCGCCACACCCGCGGCGACCTGCTGCAAAGTCGCCATATGTCGTTAGCCTCCCGTGCTCGCGCCGGATGCGGCCGTCGTCGGCGCAGTCCAGGAGTTATAGCGCTGCATCGGCAGCGGGCAGATGTTGCTGTCCGGGATGACCATCTTGGTCATGCCCCGGAGCGCCGCGACCTGCTCTTGCAGGCAGCCGATCAGGCCGTTGTTGGTGGCGTTGTAGACCGCCTGCTGGCCCAGCTGACCCTCCACGCCGCGCAACCTGCCGTCGATGTACTTGTACATGTCCAGCATCTTGCTGTCAGTGTAGGTGTTGGCGTCGCGCAGTTTGACCTCGGCCTCCAGTTCCGCGATTCGCGCAGACTGGCCAGCTTCGTAGCGGTTGATCGTGTGATCCTCGCTGCAAGTGCAGGCCGTTGCGCGCGGCGCAGCGTTGGCCACCGCCATCATCGCCGCCATGTCCGTAGCCGCGTTGCCCACGCGATTGCCGCCGAACAGGTTGCAGAGCGCACCGCCTCCGTTGAGGACGCCGAGCGCAGTACCGGCAATGCCCAGACCCAGACCGGCCCCGGCCACGCCTTTGGAAGCATACTCTTTATATTCCATCATGCTCCCTCCTTTCTGCCTTCATTTTTGCACAAAAAAAGGACGTGCACCTATCAGATGCACGTCAGATTTATATCGGTTTTTTGTCATTCCTCGACTTTGAGAATCGCCAGCACTGTCGGATAGCTCAAAATGATTTCGCCCTCATCCTCACCATATCCGCTCATCTTGTTGTCGCCGAGAATCAGGATATACCGACCCATATACTCGTTGTCGGTACGATCCATCGCGCTGTACATTGTCGCGCTCACACCGTCGAGTTCTTCCTCCGTCTCTTCGCCATCCACCCAAACTCGGCTATTGTGGATGACCTTGTCGCCAACTTTCAGGCCGAAGGTTTCCTCTTGAACGCGGATACCGATGTAGGCATAATCTTCAAACGCCTCCATATCAATTCCCACGCTTTCAATCTCCTTGCGAACCGCCTTGTTGCTTGCCATAACTTCTTCCCCCTGTTGGGTTGTTTTCTTGTTCCTTACAAGTATATATTATAAACCACTATGTTTTATTTGTCAAGCATTTTATAAATTTTTTTAATTTATTTTTAAGTCAAAAAACTCCCTGCACAAGGCAGGGAATAAACGCTATTGATCTGGGTCATTCGGCTTGCGCCTATGCGCTTGCGTGATAGGCAAGGACAGTAGCCCCCAGCCCTTATAGTGATACAAAGATCCCTTGCACGATGGAGCACCTCGCATGCTTGTCGCGATCTTTTTGAAACCGCTTGCTATACGTTTTGCGGCGATATCTCGCTCCTCTTCCGGAGTTTGCGGCTCAAAGAGCCGATAATTGTTGCGTGCCCAGTCGAGCAGATTGGTGCATGGTACTTGATTCCCGCTCGGATCGACCAGCACCCAGATTTTGCTTCCCCGGTTTTGCGGACCGCGCTGCCCCTCCGGGATCGCGAGCGCCGCCTGTACGGCTCGCGGTTGCAAATCGGCTATTTGCGCCTTAACATCAGAGCTTTCGGCGCGTCGTCTCTTTGCGTCTTCACCCCACTTGCGGGGCTTTTCGTGCGCCGACTTCGCCGCGCGGAGACGGCGGCAAGCGTCCGAGCACGTCACGCGATTATCCGATCGGTATGAGTCAAACAGCTTACCGCAAATCACGCATGGCTTTGTGATCTTGCCCACCGCACGACACCCGCATGATGTCGTCTTGCCAGAGATTAGGTTGCTTGCGTAGTACGACTTCACGCCGCCGCATCTCAAGCACTCCGCATCGCATCGGGTTCTGGAGGACGCCTCCGGCAATCGCCAAACCCGCAAAACCTTGAGATCGCCGAACACATCGCCGACCTGCATGTTGAGCTTGCGCGGCATAGTCAGCGCCTCCCAAACTCGCCGCCGACAAGGATGCGCGGAAGCCCTTTATACATAATGGCTTCTTCGCCGCGGCCATCAACCCAGCGCTGACCCCTGATCTCATCAACGGTCATCGGTTGCTCCCCCTGCCAGTCCGCGAGGGTAAACTGCACACCATCAGACTGGATCACGGCAATGATCCCGACATCCGGATGATCGACGAGATAAAATATCCCATACTCGTCGATCACCGTCTCGGCCATGATGGGCAGCGCCTCCGTGCGCCCGGTCTGCCAGTCATAGACAGCCAACCGCTGTGCGTCCCCCCGAAGGTAGGCTGTCGAAACGCCTAGCGCGTCCGCCAGGGCAGGCAGAATCTTGTTTCCGGGGTTGCTCTGCCCACCCTCGTAATTATTGAGCTGTTGAGCGGATATACCCATCTTATCCGCCAGCTCCTTCTGCTTCAATCCGCGCAGGATGCGCAGCTCTTTAATGTTCATGTTTTTTTCTCCTTTCTTACGCAGCAACGAGCGCGCCGGTCATGTTGTCGATGTAGCCGATCTCAAGATCGCGCTTGCGGTTCCGCGCGTGCCCCAAAATCATCGGGTACAGTGATAACAGGGCGTCCGGGCTTGTCCTCCATGCGCTCACTGATACCAAGGATCCGGGCGCTAGGCTTGTACTGGGAAAAGTAAGCGGCGGCTTGCTCTGTGGTCTGGGCGTTTATTCCAATGCACTGGTAGACGTCGTTGCGCTCATAGCTAATGATGTACTTCAATTTTGTTTCCTCCGATCTGGTTGTTTTCCTTGTTCTTTATGCCTGTATTATACATCATTTTAATTTACTTGTAAAGTGTTTTGCAAATTCTTTTTATTTATTTTTGCACTAAAAAATCCCCGGCCATCAGGCCGGGGTATTATCATCAGTATGTAAAGATGCAGACATTCGTCTTTTAATTTCGCGGATGCTGCGGCTGACGGTCGCTGGAGACATGCCCAGCGTCATGCTGATCTGCACGATGCTGTAACCGCGCCAGAGCAGGTCAAAGACCTGCCCCAGCCGGACGTGCTCGTCAAAGCCGCAGCGGCGGGCGATTTCTTCTTTCGTGCGCCTGTCATAGTCAAGGCGCACGGGAAACCGCCTCCCTTATCCCTCCTTGGGCTTGTCGTAGGTCATCGCCTGCGCGCTGTCGCTGATGCCCTTGGTCGTCGGGTCGGCGATCACGCCGATCATGCCCAGCACCGTCAGAATCGCGTTGACAGCGGTCAAAAGCGCGTCCTGCTGCACGGAAGGCGTTACGCCAAACAGTGCCAGCAGATTATAAACAAACGCGATCACCAGCGCCAGAAACGACGCCAGAAACGTCTTGTTGCGAAAGCGTACCAACCAGTTAATCCTCATACCTTGATATCTCCTTTCAAATCCCGAATGTCATGCTGAAGCTCTTTGACCTCGCCCTCAAGCTTGTACGTCCTCTCGACGATACTGTTGTGCTTGTTGACCTTAGTCTCAAGCTGTTGAATGCGATATTGCATCAGCTTGTTGGATGCAAGCACGCCTGCAAGGCTGCCGACCGCGCTTGCAACCGCCGGAAGCCATGTCATCAAGTCCACCTATCCGTCACCTCATTAGTCATTTGTAACCTTCCACCGCCCGCCCAGCGTGATGTACACGCCGTCGCTCCTGCGCAGGGTCGTCGTGTTCGGCGCTTCACCGCTCGTCTCGCCCTGATCTCCACTTTCCGGCGGCGCATCCTCGACCAGATACTCGCTGGACATGTACCCCGCCTCGCCGCTTGCCAGCTTGCCGAACACCCAGCCCGTGCCGCCCGCCTCGCGGATGATGTTCACCCGCGCGCCGTTTGCGGCCTTGGCGATGATCTTTGATCTTGTGCTTGCGCCCTCGCGGATGTTGAGATATCCGCTGGTGATGTTCACCGCCGCGTTGCCAAAAATCTTTTCCTCTTCGTTCACTTCCGTCTTTCCTCCCTCTGGATAGTCCACCTCGATCATCCGATGCACCCCCAGTCCGTTCCACCCTGCCTTCGTCGTCAGCGCGGTTTCGACCACGCCGCCCCGGCTCTTGCTTGAATGGATGACCGTGCCGCACTCTGTCACCAGACCGGTGTGGCTCACGTCGCCCGTGCCCACGCCCATGAACGCCAGCATTCCCGGCTTCGCGCTGGAAATCCCCGACTGCCGCCAGATCAAATGGCGATACTTCGGCGCACTGTCAAAGCTGTTCCAAAGCTCGTTCGTCCCCGCCGTCGTGTAGCGCTTGTCGCCGCCCGCGCAGGTGCGGATGACCTTCTTGATGAGGTTGATACAGTCCAGCTCGCTGTACGCCGTCCCGATCAGCGCCCGCGCCATGCGGATGGCCTCGCTTGTTTCAATCATTGGTTTTTCCTCCTTTCCGTTTTTTTATCCGAGCAAATGCCCTCGCAGCCGATGAAACTGTTTCAGCGTCCGTCTGCGGGCTAAAGCATACTTTCGGATGTTCTCTTCTGTCGGTTCAATGCCTGCATAACCAAGGTACCAGACAGCCCATTTTCTCGCCCGTTTTCTTTGCATTTCATATTCTTTTTTGCTTTTCATTCGTTCCACGCACCTCCCGCGCGGATGAAGCGGCCAACCAGACAGCCGGCCGCGAAGATGATCGCGCCGCCGACGATGATGCCAAGAATAATCATGGTTTTGCCTCCTTAGACGATTGAAAGGCCGTCGTCATCTGCTTCTCTTTTTGCCGCGTCCAGCGCGTCGTAATATGCCTGCGCAAGGGCTTCAATTTCCGCGATGTCGTCCTCCGTCAGCAGACCGCTGTCCAGATGGGTGTATGCCTTGTCCAGCCAGTACGCCACGTCGCGTCCGGCGGCGATCTCGCGCTTGATGCTGCGCAGGGTCAGGTCGTGCCGGGCTTTGCTTTTGACTGCCATATGCTTTTCCTCCTTTAGGTTGTAGTCATAGACGCAATCGCATCCTCAAGTTTTTTGATCGCGATGTTCACGTCTTTTTGATATCCCAGCTTTACTCCCGCGCCGTCGCTCGCTTGCACCACGGTGTCGGGCGCGTAAGCAGTCAGCACTTTGTAGGCGGCGAGTTCAGCAGGGGTGAGCGGAGTTTCAACGGGGGTAGCAAGGATTGCATTTTGTTCGGCAAGCGTTTTTGTGTTGTCAAAAGAGGTTTTATCAACCCTCTGCACCCGTACCCCTCTCTCCAAATCCACCTCGTCGCAAACCCACTGCTGGCCTGTGCTGTCAGTGTAGTTGCCGCCAGAGGTGACAGGGATGCCGGGTAAGCCGTTGGGGGTGGGCAGGGTGAGGAGCTGTTCACGGTATGGGGAATAGGCGGTGGATGAATCCAACGACACCATTAGCTCACTGAAAGCTGCTTCATCCTCACATTGGATGACCATGTACTTGGATGTAGCAGAAATTTCAACTTGTCGTTTTGAATCCGCGTTTATAGCGCTAGACGGACGAACCGCAGAGCTTTTAGTGGGTAGCTCATCAACGACCGCAACACGGAATTTAGTTCCAATTTTATTTCTCGTAACATAGTATTTAGCTCCTGTAACCACTTGCAAAACGATTGATACATTTCCAACGGATAGACCGACTAGCGTACCACCAGTGTTAATATAAAAAGATGAATACTCCCGCTTATAAAGTAGATTCCTCCCAGTAACCTTAACGACCACGCTCCCGTCGTCACCAGCGCTCACGATAGGCACAGGTGCATCCGGTGTGGGTGTGCCGTCCTGCGTGCTCTTGCCGTACACGGTCAGCCCGCACATCGGCGCGGCAAAGGTATCATCAACGGCAATCGGGTTACCCGTCTCGCTGCCCACAAGGATGTTCTGTCGGGCTGCATCTGCCGCCCCGATGTTCTCCCTCGCCTGCGCCTTTTGCGCATCATCAAGCGTCTGCGCCGTATACAGTACCACTTCCTGCGGCGCGTCTTTTCCCGGGTCGCCCTTCTCTCCCTGCGGTCCTTGCGGGCCTGGTTCGCCCTTGTCGCCCTTGTCGCCCTTGGGTCCCTGCGGGCCAATCGGGCCTGTTTCACCCCTGTCTCCCTGCGGGCCTTGCGGCCCTACAAAGTCGCCGTTGTCCAACCGCCGCTGTACTTCGTCCGCGACTGCCTGTGCGGCGTTTCCCGCTCGCTCAACGTCGTCCAGTGTGCCAGTCGCTTTGTCAATCCATGTTTTAACGGGATCAGGCGCTGGGGCGGTTGCGTCGCCAAGAGACTCGCCGATGCGCGTACAGGCAATCGCGGTCTTGATGACCGTGCCATCCGCGTCTTGGATTGTGATTTGGGCTTGCCCGCGTCCGGATTTATCGCCGATATCCGCGCGCGTGATCTCCCACGTCAGGATACCGCCCTCTTGTTTCACCGCCGCCGGATACTCCGCCCCGCCGGGCGGCTTGGCCGTGATCGACGCAATAGCATCCGGATACTGGCTCAATATGCTTTTCAGGTTGACCAACACCCGCGTCGCGCGATTTTCGCTGACGCGGCCAAGCAGCAGCGCTTGATCGCCAAAACGGTCAATCGTTAGAATGATATCACGCATCACGCTCTCTCCCTCTCGTTTAACTCAAGTTCAAAATAGCCTCATTGCGTCACTCCGTCACGAGGTCTTCGCAACCGCTGTCGATCAGGACTTCCCTGACCTTCTCCTTGAGCAGGCGCGGAACCTGCGCGTAGGTCTTCTTGCCGAGCATAATCTGCTGTGCCCACAACATAGCCATCATATCTTCTTCCTTTCCGCTCATTACGAGCAATCCAAAAATGTTAAGCATATACAATCTCGCTCATTTCGAGGATGCATTGCAATAGGGTTTCGTTCTGGTCTTCGAGCGTCTTGATGCGTTCTTCCTGCGTCGGCTTCGGTTCTCCCGGTTCCGGCACTTCCGGCTCGACGTACACGCTGCCGTCGTCGGAGAGCTGCACCGCGTTGTCAAGGGTGCGGTAAACGGTCGTGTAGCCGCTGAAATCGCCGAGCCGGGTCACGCCGTCCATGCGCCACGTCGTAAAGCCTGTTGTTGGAGCGTCGGCAATACCGTCAAGCTCAATAACATGATCGTTAATGCGCGCGAAACCTGCCTCCAGGAATTCATCTGCACCATTAGATTTTATTTTAATCATACATTACCCCACTTATAGAGCCTTCCAAGTGACTTGTTTTTTGCCATTTATCTGTGTTCCCGAATATGCTGTTCCGTCAGAAGCAACTCCCAAATAGTAAGTATCACTGACAAAACTTCCCGGCCAACTGCTTCCGGTAATACGGATAAACCCACCATAGTCAGCGGGCATTGTATTTCCTTTATTTTTCTCGGTGTAGAAACCGCCTTGTTTCAACGACCAAACGTCGGACTTAATAGTTTTGACAGCTTCCGCCCCAGCTACTTTATTCGTCAGATCGGTGCTTGCAAGGATTTCTTCTAGTGTGAGCGCATCAGATTGATCCACTTTAGCATTAAGCTCTTCTCCGACCTTTTGCGCGTCCGCAGCCTCTCCCGCCTGCGTTAGCGTCGCGTCCGTGCCGGACAGCGCCCCAACATCCGCCGCGGTCGGCATCCAGTCGTCAGCACGCGCCCCCACGTCTGCCGCCGTCAGCTCGACCTTGCCCGCGCTGTCCGGAGTCTTGCCGTTGATCGTCAGGCTCCCGATGCTGCCCGTGTCGCCGCGCGGGATCGTCAGCTCGATCACCGGTGCTTCCGCCGTGCCAGTCTGCTTGACGGTGGCCGCCGTTCCCGGCTCGCCGGTCTTGACCTGCACCGTGATCTGAGGGGTTGCGCCGGTGTCGCCTTTATCGCCTTTCGGCAGGCCAAGCGCGATATTGTAGTGCCCGTCCACCTCGGTCAGCTCTGCCGTCGGTGCAGCGCCCGCCGCAAGGCCGGTCGCCGTGATGGTCATGTCGTCGATCTTGGTGGCTGCTTCCGTGGCAGTAGTAGCCGCGGCTTTTGCCGCGGAAGCGCCAGACGTCGCCTGCCCAGCCGCGTTTCTCGCGTCGCTCGCCGCGCCATTAGCGGCCTCGATAGCCGACGCGACTCGCTTCAGCGCGTTGCCGACAGATGTAGCAGCACTCTCCGCCTTTTCTGCGGCCGCATCGCATCGAGCGATAGACGCCATAATCTCGTCAAGGCTGGGGATGCGCTTGCCCTCGTCCAGGATGTCATCCCCAGTCGGATCGATCGCCATGACGGCCATGCGCGCAACCGCAACACTCGCTCCGTCCCTGGTCACGCGGATCGTGCAACCGACCGGGCCGGGGATATTGGCCGCGTCTCTCGGCAAAACTGCTTTTACCTCACCGCCGCTCTCTACCGTCGCCTCGCTATATGTAGTTCCGCCGCTCTCGTCCTCAGATAAGGAGCGCGCACAGTAGAGTGATGCGGTCGCTCCGGTCAGGTCTACCGGCACGCCGTTTTTTTTGATCGTCACGATCCAGACCAGCGCCTGCACATCGCTCTTGACGAGCGGCTGATCCCGCACGAGGACGGGGTTGCTCTGCGTCAGCTCTATCGTCTGACGTTGCGTAAATCCCTCCATTTTCGCCATCCCTCCTTAATAGTCTCCTGCCCCGCGAGACTGAATAAACACCTGAAAAAACAGGTTTGCCGTGATTCGCGTCAGCGCGTCCGGCACAAAGGAGACCTTGTGCCAAGTGCTGCGCGTCACACGCCCGTCAGCGTTGGCCGACATATACTTGGCGATGTCGATCTCCTTTTCATTGCCAACATCCTCGGCGGGTATCTCTTTTCCGTCCACCTTGATGGTCACGGTCTGCGCGCGGCTGCCGGTATAGATGCCGTACTCGATGTCATGCGTGTGCTCGGGGATTTTGACGCTGTGCCTGTGCGGCTCTAAGTCAAACCACATCGAGGGGATCACATGCTCATGCTGGATGTCATGCACATGCGGCATATCATGCGCGTGGGCAAAATCGTGGCTGTGAGTGCCGTTTTCGCTCGTGGCCGACTTTCCGCTCCCGCCTTGCGCATCATATGCGCCCGTTGTCCAGAGCGTGCCGCTTTCATCGACCTCGCCCTCTGGCGTAACCTGTATGGACTTATTGCCCGAGTAGATGCCGCCAGTCGCTCCCGCCCCGGCAGACAGGCTGTGATTGTGCGCGATAGAGTAAGTCTTTGACGTGCCGGTAAAATTATGGCTGTGCGACGGGAGCGCATGGACGTGCACAAAATTATGGCTATGGTTTCCGGCATTGTCCGTCGCTGTCTTGACCCCGCCCAGGTAGTCCTTCGGCCCGCCGGTCAACGACACCGCGCTGCCATCAGCGGCGTCCATCGGACCACTGGAGTATGTAACGCCAATGGAGATCGTCTGCGCCGGTATCGTCACCGTACCGCCTCCGCCCTCTTCGCTCGTGCGTGTGCTGCCACCGCCGGACTTGGCCAGCCTGGCATAACTCCGATACGCCTCGATTTGCCATTTGAGCAGGCAGCGATTAATACGCAGAACATTCCCGGGCACATAAAACGACATCTCCAGCGGGTGATCTGCGTCGCAACTGTCCGATATCTGCATACTGTACAGATTAGTCGCGCCCTGGCTGTACAGCTCCTGCACGCCGATCTTGTCCAGTATCTCGTTAAGCTCTTCGGCGGTGTCGCGCACGCTGCTGTCCAGCGTCAGCTTGACGCTGCCGGGGTCGCCATCCATGTCGGTCTTTTCGCGGCCGGTCACGCGCGTTTTGACTGTCTCGCCGAGCGCCTCGTCGAGGATCAGCACACGGTCGCCAACTTGGGCGTTGTCCCAGTCCTCGCCGGTCAGCTTGTGCAGATCAACGCATGTCGCCTCGTAGGAGACCTGCGGCCGCTTCCCACTTTCCAAAATGGCGCGCATCCGCGCCAGCAGCGTCGCCGGATCGGTCTGCCGGAGATCAGCATGCAGCCCGACGCGCACGCCGTAGCGCGCCATCGTCTCCGCGTCCGCATCGATGTAGTCCTTCCCGTCGTTGATGGAGGCAACCGTCAGTTGATTGTCGCCCTCTCCATATCCACGGCCGACCAGCCGCGTGACGATCCGCCCGTCGATTGTGCGCCGGATGGCGGTGACGTTGCGCCCGTAGACCAGCGGCCGCGCCGCCTCCTGTCCGAGCTTCCGCAGCCGGACCGTCCAAGGCTTTGCGCTTGCGTCAAAAACAAATGCGTACTCGTCCACGAGCACCTCGCCCAGCGACATGATGGCCTCAAGCAGCGTGACGTCCTCAAAATTGTACTGGTATTGGTCGGCAAAATCGCACGCGCCCAGTTCCCATCGCACCGTCGATTGGCGAGCGAGGATGTAGTTGAGCACCCAGCGCGTGTCAAGCTCCGTCCCGCCCAGCTCGTGGTGGCCGATCAGCATGTCGTCCAGCAGCGTGCACTCCGCGCTCTCCAGCTCGTAGGTCACGGTCGCGCCGCTCTCTTGCTCGGCGTGGACTGCCGACTTGACGCGGTAAAGCCCAACATAGTCCTCCCCATCCGTCAACCGCACCCAGCTCGTCGGCACGTCGATCAACTCCGTGACCGGATCGCCCGCAGCCAGCTCCAGTGTCGCCGTGTCCAGCTCATTAAGGGTTTGCTTGTAGCCGCAGCGGATCGCCGTATCTATTGGCGCTTTGAGCGTCATGCCGTCGCTCTCCATCAGCTCGATCACGCAATCCACCTCCCGCGCAGATAAGCCGTCACGACAGCCTCGCCGCCGGTCAGCATAATGCCGATGTTCTGCCCGCGCGTCACCTTCAGCCGTTTCCATGTTTTGACTGCGCCAAAGCGCTGCACGCCGTCCACGCTGAGGATCGGCGGCACGTCTGTCCTCGCGTCCCCCGCCTCGTAGCGGATCGTTTGTCCCGCCGCCGCGTCAAGTCCGGACAGCGCCAGCGACTTACCGCCGACCACGATGGTCGCCGCCGTCACCTTGCCGCTTGTGACCTTGATATCCACGCGCAGCGGCGCGGCAACGTCCGTATCAAAGCCCGCGCGGATGGTCGCCTTCCCGCCGCCGGTCGTGACGGTTGCCGTTTGCGCATGTGTCGCATAGGCAAGCCCCTGCAAGGTTGCGGTCAGTTGGATGCAGCCGTCCGGCCAGCTCTTCCCGTCCAGTTCCGCAGCCTTATCAAAGCTACAGATGCGGTAAACCTCCGGGTCTCGATCAAGGATCATCCTGCCGCGCCGTGCGCATAGCCAGCCGACAATCCGGCGGCAAAATGTCTCGTCCGCCTCGCGTCCGTCCATCGGCGTCAGCGTCACCTTGCGCGTCACGCTCTTATAGCTGGCCTCGCCGATCTCCGCCTCGATGCCGCCGGGCAGGGCGTACAGGTTGCGGCTGATCGTCGTGCCGATGGTCGTCGTCTCCCCAAAAAAGGCATGCGCACCAAAATCTCGGCAGCTTTTCCCGGCAAAAGTAAAATCGTCGTACATCTCACCACCCCTTTCGGCTTGCGCTCTGGCCGCTGACGGTCGAAGACGATCTGGTGGCGATCTGTTGGCTCACGCCCTCGGCGACGACGCGCCCGGTGCGCTGTCCGTCAAAGTACAATCCCATGCCGTCCAGCGCCCCTCTGACGGCCTCGGCGATATCATTGGCAGAAATCCCCATACCGCTGCCTTGCGCGTCTCCTGCGGGCGAATAGGCCGCCCTCTGCGCGTTATAGCCGCTGCTGAAAGCTTCCGCCAGCGCGCTGCCCGCCCGCGCGACGCGATCATCCGCCTCGTCAAAGGCGTCCAGCAGCCCCTCTACCGTGTATTCGCCAGCCTCGGCCATCACTCGGCTTGGGCTGTGTATTTGCATCGTCGTCGTATAGCCGCGCCGGAAAGCGCCGCCGATGCGCTTGCCCGCGTTGTATGCATCGTCCTCGCGCGCATTGATCGCGCTCAGCAGGCCGTCCACGCTGTCGTCTCCAACCTGCGACAGATCGCCCATCCCGCTGTCCGTGCCGTCCACCGCGGCCGTGCCGATCGTCTCGCCCGCGTCTTGCATATCCGGCTCCATGTCCGTGATCGCGTCCACGCCCGCCTGCGTCATTTCTTCCGCCGCGGTCTGCATGTCCTCCTGTTTATCGCTGACGGCCTGCGTCGCGTCATCAGCAAGACCGGCAGCCGCGTCAGATACGTCTGCGCTCTTACTTTCCACGCCCTCGCTCATACCACTGGCCGATTCTTCGCCCGCGTCGTAAAAACTGCCGTAGAGTGCCTCATAGTCCTGCAAATATTGGCCTGCGCTAATCAAGTCACCGACGTTAAGCGCATCCTCATACAACTGCCGCAGCTCCTGTTTGGCGCTGTCGATCTGCTCTTGCGACTTTGGGCTTGTAAAGCCCTCCACAAATACGCCGACCACTTGGCTCCCGACATCTTTAATCTCCTCGGCCTTTGAGGTCACTGCATCGACAGTCTCATCAACGACCGCGCCCGCAGCCCGTTTCACGCCCTCGCCAATGCCGTCTGCGTCAAAACCCTCGTTAAACGACGCAAAAACCTTTTTGCCAAATTCAACTGCCGGAGCCGCTGCCTCAGAGATGCTTTGACTGATGCGCTCTTGCGTGCCCGCCACCGTATCGCTAAAGGTGTCGAGTTTAGCCGTCATCGCGTCTTCGGTCGCGCCTGCCACGTCGCCGACCTTTTGATAGCCCGCGAGGATGGTATCGACAATCTGGCCGTTGGTCTCCGTCCAGATTTTATCGCCAAAGAGCATTTTGCCCAGATCATCCCGCTTGGCCTTGTCCTCGATACTTTGCAGGCCCGTCAGCACACGCTGGACAGCTTCAGACGCTGCGTCGCCGCCCGCGCGCATCTTGGTGGGGATATCGGCAGTCAGGAGGTTGAGGTCTTTAAGCGCCGTCTTGCTATCCTCGCTGCCGCTCGTGAGCGTCTTGACAAAATTTTCGACGCCCTTGTTGAGGTTGCTGTCCTTGCCGAGCGTCTGGTCGTTGCTTGCGCTTTTGAGCGCGCTGTACATGTTGTCCGCGTCATATCCAAGCTGCTGGTAGACCTGGCTGTAATCCTCGTAAGCATTGAGCATCTGCGCGCCGCCATCGGAAAAATCCTGCATGCCCTTGGTCATCAAATCCAGCGCGTGATCCCACGTAATGCCGTAGGCGTTGACCATGCTCGTCGCGCGGTTGATCGTGTCCTGCGTGCTCTGGCCAAAGACCTGGTCGAGCGTGATAACCTCGTTGGTGATGCGGGTGATGTACTCGTCGTCCGTGATACCGGCGTTTCCCAGCGCCGTATCGACCGCGGCCACGTCGCTGACCGTCTGATCGCCACTTCGCTGTCCGGCCCATCGGCGATCCACCTCATCCTTGATCTTTCGGCGTCGCTCGGCCACCTCCGGACTGCCTGCCAGCGCGAGCGCCTGCGCGTCCTCCGTCTCGCCCTGGATGGCCTCGCCCAGTGCCCACTTGATGCCGTCCCGCAGTCCTTCGAGCGCCTTTTTTCCGACCTCAAACTCAATGAGTTTTTGCCCGACCACGTCGCCGATGCTGGCCGCCAAATCCTGCACGTCGCCCTGTGCCTGCTGGGCGCTGTCGCCGATATTTTCAAGGCTTTTCGCCGCGCCGTCGAGTCCTTCGCCGGTCTGCCCGCTCGCGTCCGTGATGGCGTCCAGCCCATCCGTAAAGCCGCGCATCTGCGTCTCCGTCTTGGCCATCTCCACGCGCGCATTGTTGATTTTTGTGCGCAGCTCGACCGCTTGACGGCTGTTTTTGCCGTATGCGTCCTCGACCTTGCCCAGTTGCTCCTCCATCAGGGCGAGGCGCTGGCGCTGCTGCTCAAGGCTCAGGTTGAGCGCCTCCGTCTGCTGCGCGGTCGTGCGCGTCGCGCTGTCCGCGTTGGCATATTCAGCCGCGGCCACGGAGAGCGCCGACTTGGTTTCTTTGAGTTGGCGATTGATATCCGCCAGCGCCGCCTTATACTGTTTCTCCCCCTCGATCACAATCTTGGTGCGGATCGTCGTGTCGCTCATCGTCTGTCACCTCCATCATGGACAGTCTGCGAGGCTGCCCATCCGTCTGGGCGCGCTGCCTTCTGCTTGCTTGCGTGTAAGCCTCAGCACCGCCGCCGGAGATAATCGCCAAAACTCATCGACGCTTATGCCCGCGCCCAGCGCGGCGCGCATCATGCGCCCCCATGGCAGATTATCCGACGGCCTCATGCGTTTTTTTCCTGCCCGCCTTTGCCCGCCTCGATTGCAGCCACCGCCGCATTGACGATATCATCGGCCTGCTCAAGCATCTCGCGATAGGTCACATGCGCGTCAAAATCCGCGAATGCGATCCGCTGGCGTCCGGGCACATGGTCGCGGATTTCCGCCGACGCGATTGCGCCCCAGCACAACGCGCAGAGCGCGCCAAAGATTTTTTGGTGCGCCTGCGTCAGGATGCCCAAATAGCCCATCCGCACGCCTGTCGCCGCCGAATAGCAAAGTTCCGTCCGCCTAATCTGTTCGTTATCAAATCGTAGTTCATAAGCCCTTCCGCCGAGTTCGACTGTAATAACCGGTGCGTCAATATCCATTGCCTGCATAAGATTTTCCTCCTGTCCGCCTGCGGGGTCATGCCCCCGCGATCGCGTATAAAATCAAGCGGCAAAGCCTCGCCTTGCCGCTTGAAAGGGTTAGATCGTCGCCAGCCCCTCCGAGAGAGCGGCCAAATCCGGCACCGTCGCGAAAAACGTCTCCGGCGTCTTTGTCTTGTTGGCTTCCAGCGCCGTGTCGCAGATGACCTCAACCGGCCGCATAAACGCGCCGTTGCCGATGCTCATGCGATACGCGACGCGCGTGCCCGCGTGCTCCAGCGTCGGGATCGTGTAGCTGAGGGTGTCGTCCTCCTCGGTGGTGGCCGTCACCTCGCCTTCAGAAAACTCTCCCTGCAAAATCCAGCGCATGACCATCGTGCCGTCGTCGCGCGTCTCGCAAACGCCAACCGCACACTTGGGCTGTGCCTTGTCGCCCAAAATCTCAACGCCCTTGCTCATCACGTGGCCGAGGATTGCCGCGCGCTTTTCGGCGAGCATCCGCGGATAGCTGATCTTGGTGGTCATGCCGGTCAGCATCTTGCGCTTGCGGATCATCCGATTGCTGGCAGCCAGTTTCCCCTCGGCGTAGGTCGGCGTCAGACCGACCTCCGTGTTTTCACACGCCAAAAAGGGCGTGTCATATGTCGGTGGGGTCGTGCTGGTGCCCTCGCTCGTCATCAGCGCGATGTATGCGTCCGATACGCCGGTATACAGGCCGAGCGCCTGCAACGCGGTCAGATCGGCATTGAAAGTAGGTTCGCCCATTTATTTTTCATCCTCCTTAATGTTCCGCGGGTCGTAGCGCAGTTGGAGCACCAGCCTCACATGTTGGGCGTAGATGGCCTCTTGTGCGCTATCCTCCGCGTCAGTCAACTGGCGGCAAAAGAGCAGCGCCGCCGAAGCGTACAGTTTGGGCGCGCAGACCGCCATCGCGTCGTAGACGCCAGCGGCGCGCAAGCTCTCCACGGCCGCCTCCATGTTGTCCATGGCCTCCAGGTCAAGTTCGCTACCCTCATCCACGCCACGCAGATAGCGGCGCACGCGCTCCTGACCGCCCAGATAGGTGTCAATCAGCGTCCGCGCGTCCATGCCTCACGCCTCCCCTGTCAGGCCGCCTGCACGTCCACGATGCGCAGCAGCTCCGGCTGCTCAATCTGGATGTCGTAGTAGGTGGACAGGACAAAGTCGGTCGTGCGCGCCTTGGCATGGCGCTCCGTCTCATAGGCAATCGGGCTGTCGTAGTTAAGGTGGATCGTTTTGAGGTTGCCGACAATCGGCTTATCCACATAGCTGCTGATGACCGGCGTGAAACCAATGATCTGGCGCGTTGGGTCACTAAAGAGCGCCACCGCGCCGTTGGCCAGCGTCTTAATCATGCCCATCCAGTCGCTCATCTTGAGCGCGACCTTGTAGACGCCCTGCGGGCGGGTCGGCAGCTCGGAGAGCGCCGTCATAATGCCGTCCAGCAGGTCGGTCTTGCTGGTCGTGGTCTTCACACCGACGCCGCTGTCGTAGACGCTCATATGGGTGTAGTTGCCGGTCGCGCTCTTGGCAAAAATGCGCTTGCACAGGCGGGCGCGCATCATCTCGGCGTGGCGGGTGTTGATGTAGCTCTCAATGGCGGTGTTGGTGTCCGTCAGGAGGCTGTTGGGCACGGTCACGGCCTTGGCATACGGCAGGCGGCCAAAGGTCAGCATGCTGGCGGTCAGGGTTGCGTCCGGCGCATCCGTACCGTCGGCCACATCGTCGCCGTCCACGTCGGTCGTCGCCACCTTGGGCATCTCCAGCCCGGTGATGCTGGTCGTGGTGATCTCCGCGAGGATGCTGTCATCATCGACGATATCGCGGATGATCTGATCGCTGACGTTTTTCGGCAGCAGGTAGCCGCCATTTCCGGCAGCGCCGCCGGTCGTCACCGTCGGCAGGCTCAGGGCGTTGATCGTCTCCTGCGGGATAGCCGCGCCGGTAATCAGCGCGCGGTACAGGCCGCCAAGCGCCTCGGCGTTATGCTGCGCGACGCTCTCCAGCTTGCGGTTAAATCCGGCCGCCACGCGGCCGGCCTGCGCCTGCATTTCAGTCTGCGCGGCCTCCATCGTCTGATCGTAGAGCGCCTTTTTCTCGGCGATCTTGTCATAGATTGCCTTGCCGTCCTCGGCTTTCGCGCCGGCCGCGCCGACCTTATCAGCCAACTGGCCGCGCAGCGTCTTAATTTCGCCCGCCAGCGTCTGCGCCTGCGTCAAAAGAGCGTTGACGTCCACCTTAGCCCATACGCGGGCAGTCGTCTGCTTTGCCAGATAGCGCATACGCGCGTTCATCTTTTTCATATTTTTTTCGTCCTCCTCACATGTCGGCGATCAGCGCGTCGGCCATCGCCAGATAGTCGTTTTTATCCTCATCGCCCGCCGGGGTCAGCTCGGAAGGCTTCGCCGCCGCTTTTCTCGGCGCGATATGCAGCGCCGAGCGCACGCGGCGCACATCCTCGACAGACATGGCGACGTAGCGATCGCGCAGCGCGGCCATCGCCTGCGTCTCTTCATCGTCGTCCTCCTCCGCCGGGTCGATGATCTCATCGCACAGACCGGCGTTCAGCGCCTCGGTCGGGGACAGGTAGCGTTCGGCGTCCAGCATGGCACGCAGCTCTTCTTCGGCGCACGTCGCGCGCTGCATGTAGATATCCACCATGACGTTCCCAATCGCGTCGAGCACCTCGGCCTGCTTGCGCATCTCCTCGGCGTTGCCGTAGGCCCAGCTCCATGGGTTGTGGATCATCATCATGCTGGCGCGGCACATCTGGAGCTTGCCGGGATCGGCGGCCATCGCGATATAGCTTGCCGCGCTGGCCGCAAGCCCCATCACGCGCACGGTCGTCCCGCCCTTCCGGGCGGCGAGCATGTTATAAATCTCAAATCCCGCAAAAACGTCGCCGCCGGGGCTGTTGATCGAGACAATGATGTCCTGTCCATCATGCGCATCGAGCGCCGCGCGGAAGGCTTTGGGCGTGACTGCGTCGATGTACCAGTCCGATCCGGTGTCAATCACGCCGTCGATGGCCAGCGTCGGCGTGTCGCCATCGTCGATCCAAGCGTAAAATGGTTGATTTTTCGGCATTTTTTAGTCCTTTCCGGCTGCGCTGTTGTGCTCGCCGTTAATGGTATTGAGGTCAATCGTCGCGCCCTTAGCGACCAGGTTGACCGGCGCGAGGTCTTTGCTGACAAGCAGCGTGTCGCCGCCATCCTTGGGCGCAAGCCCCAAATCCGCCCGCGCCTCGTTGGGCGTGAGCTGGCCGTTGCGGATGCGCGTCTGCACCAGATTGGCGCGCGCCTGCGCGTTGGCCTTGAGGTATGCGTCCACCTCGACGGCAAAATGCCAGCCGTCCGCGCGCTCCTGCGGAGTCAGCAGCCACCAGTCCAGCTCTTGCTTCCACTCTTCTACGCGCGGCAACATCGTCGTCGTTAAAAACTCAAGGTTTTGTTCTTCGGCGGACGCCTTGCTTTGTGCGCCGCTGTCGCCCAGCAGCGCCGCGGGCATACCGTAGACCATCGCCACACGCGACCTCGTGATCTGATCGACCGTCTTTGTCCCCGCGTCAAAGGGCGAAGTGGTGACGTTGGAGAGCTTCACGCCGGACTCCAGCGCCAAAACCTTTCCGCCGCTCTGCTTGTACAGGGCTAGGGTCTCCTCCACGCTCTTCTGCCGACGCTCGCCGGCCAGCGTCGTGGGGTACTCCAGGACGATGGCCTTATTGATGCTTTTGAGGTTTTCGAGGCTGAACGCCTTGACCTCCTCGTTATATTGGATCGACCCGCGCAGCAGCGAAACAGGATCAACGCTTGTGATACCGTCCGTGCTGGAAAACAAAAGCGGCATAACAAAAAAGCGAGGTAAATACTCAACCTCGCTGTCATCCCGCCGGATCATATACCAGACTTCGCGCGTCACATCGTCGATCAGCGGCGTTACGCGCGATGCGTCCACCGGCTCAATCGCCGCGAGCTGAAAAGCGTCGTCATACCGTTTGACCGCGTAAGCGCGGCCCAGCGTGTTGCGGCCGATCTCCATGGCCAGCTTAAAGGCATAGGCGCTCTGGCGCGCGTTGGCGCGCACGCCAACCAACTGCGCCCGTGGGTCGTCCATCACGCGCTCCCAGCCGCGCATCAGCACAATGGGCATCAGCGCAAAAGCCTTGCTGATGCGGTTGATCGCGCCCGTGATGACGTCGCTGGTCGCCATCTCCATTTGCGCCCGCGAATAGGTCTGCGGCCACATCAGGCGCGCACCGTCGCGCGGCGCGTCCCGTGCCCTTTTGCCCTGCGCACGCGCCCGCTTTGCGGGTGTGCGTGTCGTCTTGCTCATTCGTTGTCGTCCTCCTTTGCCATCAGGTCATAAGGCTGGCCGTCCGCATCCAGGCCAAACCCGCGTGTTGCAGACAGCGGCCAGTAGTGTCGCTTCTGCTCGGCCACATAGGTTTCCGGGCCGAGCGCGTCGAGCGTCCATCCTGCCTTGCGCAGCGCATTATATAGCGCAAAACGCGCCTTTTCCGCCTCCGCCAGCGCGTCGCGCGTGCGGATCACGACGAGATCATAGGTGACGCGCACACGTACAGGCCGATTTCCGGCGCTCTGTCCAAAATCATCTGCGCGCGGCCGATATCCGATTGCCACGCCGTCCAGCTTGGCCGTATAGGGCCAGTGTCCATATGGCAAGCCGACGCATTTCAGCGCGCGGCCGATGCACTCTTCCGGGGTCATGTCGTCCCTCCTTGCAGCTCCATGATGATGGAGTTGACTTTTTTTGTCGCTTTCCGGGTGCCAACCTTAAACCATCGCCGCGCAGCCATATCCGTGCGGCCATACTCCAACACAAAGCCGACGGTTTCAGCGCGCCGCGGCTTGCCGCGCGTGCCGGTATATGTGCCCTGCGGCCAGACCTCGATCATCGCTGCGTCGCCCGTAAAGAGCGTCGGACCAGGCTTAACCATGTCTTCGAGCGGCATGCCGGGCTTTTTGCCCTTAAATTTTTTTGCGCCCTCATTTTTTACGCTTTCAGCCGTCACCTCCGCGGCCATCTCAATGACCTTGCGGATGCGCCCCTCAAGCGTCGCGTCGTTTTTGAACTCTTGGATCATCAGGCCGTTAAGGCCGTCTACCACGATCTTGGCCATCAGATCGCCACCGTGTGCTTGCTCTCGGCCAGGGACGCGCGCGCCTTGATCCAGCGGCCGTCATTGTAGACAGCGTCGCGGTTGCGTATCTCATACTCGCCGCCATGCCACACGATAACATCGTCCTCCAAAAGTTCCCGCGCCCGCATGGTAAACGTCTTGGTATGCAGCACGCCTGCCGCCTCGGCGGTGTCAAACTCTTTGTCGCTCTCGTCGCGCACACAGGCGCTTGTGACGGCGACCTCCCGGTACAAATCCGGGTCATAGCCGCCATCGTTGGGGCCGATGCGCCGCAAAATGCGCACCGTGTGCCGCAGCATGTTGCGGCGTTGATCTCCTGCCATAAGCTCCCCCTTATAGGTCAAAAATAATCGGTCGGCTGTCTCGATAGCTGTCGCCGGGGATGATCCTATCCTCCATCCGCAGGATGTAAGCGTTCATCCCCGCCATAAAGCCGTCGATTTTTTTTTGCGCGTTTTGATGCGCGCCCGCGCGCTTGGTCGGGTACCAGTTTTCTTTTTCTTGTGCAAAAAAATCCGCCTTTAGGCGGACATTACGAAGGAACCAGGCGTACATCTCATCGTGCCACCAGTAGACATTTCCATCAAGCAGCTCCTCCTTATATGCCTTCATGGGGGCATTGAACGTCAACGGCCCCTGTCGCACCTCGCGGCAGATAAAGCCGTCCGCCGTCAGCGCTTTGACCAACTCCGGGGCGTTATAGGGGTCGTAACCGATGGCGCGAAGGTCGTATAGCGCTCGTTGCTCCTTAAACCAATCGCGCATTGCCTCGTACTTGACGTAGTGGCCGGGCACGATGGTCAGCCAGCCGCGATCCACAAAATGCTGCCAGTCCTTCGTCTCGCGTCCGTTGCCACGCTTGATCTTATCCTCCGGCATCCAGCTATGCTGCTTGATGCCCGTGCGGTGATCCGGCAGGCCGATCACGACAGCCGAGCTAGTAACATCCTCGCTCTTGGAGAGGTCAAACCCTCCCCAAGCCGGGCACAGCAGCGGCACATCCGCCTCGCCGATGTCGTTGCGCCGGATTGTGTCCAACGAAACAAAGACAGATTCAGGCGGCTGGGTAAAGACGTTGAGCTGCTTGGTCACAAAGTCGGCCAGCTCGGTCGGCGAGCGCTTCGCGCGCTCATAGTCGAGCACCATGTCCTCCAGGTCGAGCAGCACGCCCATCGCCGGGTTGGCCATGATCCACGTCTCCGGATCGTGGTAGTCAAGCCCCGCGTCGATCTCGTAGATAATCGGGAGATAGCTGTCAATAGCCCTTTCGTCCAGCTCCGGATCGCGGTCAAGCACCTTTTTTGCGTATAAATAGTGGTACATGGCCGGGCCATCGAGTACCGTTCCCGCGGTCATCGTGTACCAGAGCAGCGGCTGACGACGTTTTTTCATCGGGCGGAGGATTTGGTTAATTTGGTCAAAACTGACCTCCGCCTCCATCTCATCCTTGACCACAAAATAGGGCCGCAGGCCGTCAAGGCTCGCCGGGTCGTTGGTCAGATAAGTAACGCGGGTAAAATCCGGCTCGTAGATGCTTTCACTGCGCCGCAGTTTGATCTGGCGGCGGAGGACGGGACTCATCAGCATCTGGCCGTAAAAATCCATATATCCGCGCTTGGCCTGTTTGCCGTTGTTGGCGCAAAAATAATTTTCCGCTCCCGTTTCGCCGCCCTTGGTGGACATGTAGCCCATTTTGCCCGACATGCGCGCCGTCTTGCCGTTGCCGCGGCCGACCATCTCCATCACCTCGCGGTATCGCCGCGCGTCCTTTTTGACGTCGATCCAGCCAAAAGCCTGACAATCCACAAACTCCTGCCACGGCATAAAGCGGAATTTTTCGTAGTTTCCGGCCGTCGGCCGGAGAAACTCCTCGCAAAATCGAACCGGCCGCCGTGCCAAGTCCGGGTCGTAGCGGTAGCGCCAGCCCCCTTTCTCTGCGCGGCGCAGATCGTCGATAAAATGCCGCGCCTGCTGGTGGATCGTCACCGGCGCGCGGATGCGATCCTCAAGCACATCCACGACATATTTTCCGGCCGGGCTGCGCATAGCCTGCGTCATCACGCTCACAGGCCATCGCCTCCACTATCATCCAGATGCGGATCGTCGCCGTCAAAGCCCTCCCACGCTTTGTCCAGCTCGTCCGTCTCTTCTTCTTCATCTTCCTTTGCCGGGCGACCGCGTGGGCGCTGCGGCAAAAGCAGCAGATCGTCGAGGTTTTTGCGCATTTCACTCTCACACATCGCGCGATTTTTGATGAGTCCGCGCAGTTTGGTCGGCGTTTTTTCCTCCGCGCTGCTCTTGACCACGTCCGCGATCATCCGCGCGATGTCCGCGGCCTCCTGCATCCACTGTACCGCGCTTTTGAGCACCGCAGCCGTCGCGGCGTTCCATTGTCCGCGATCCTCAAGCATCGCTTTCCCCTCGGCGTAGAGCTTCTGCGCGACTTTGTCGCTGATGCCGTACAAATCCGGGTCTTTTTTCACGGCTCATCACCTCCCATTGTTACTCCACCGTAATCTTGGCCACTCTCACGCCTGCCTGCTCGGCCAGCGTCAGCGTGTCATTCTTCACGCCGCTGTGCCGCTCCGGGTGCATCCGCTCGTGGCAGGCGTCGCACAGGCTCATCAGGTTATCAAGTTCAAGCGCCTTTTCCGGCGCGACTTTGAGCGGCACGATATGATGCACCATCGTCGCCCGCACGGGATGAGGCCGTCCGGCATAGTCCGTCTCATATCGCCCCTCTTTCGCGCACAACTGGCACTCGCCCATATCCCGATCAAGCGCCAGCATTCGCTCCGCGCGCCACGCCGCCGTGCTATAAAATGGATCTGTCTCTTTGATCGGTTTTGTTTTATCCATCCACATCCGGCAGCGCCCTCCCCAAAAGAAAAACCGCAGGCGCGGCGGTTTCGCCGGTCTTGCGGTTCGTTTTTTTTGTTGAGCATATCATATCGCATAGGCAAGGGGGTGTACAAGGGGTAAAAGGGGGTATATAGGGGTATTATAGGGTATGGAGGGGTATAAGGGGGTATTCAGGGGTGTCAAGGGGTATTTTAGGGTATACATAGGTATCAGCGGGTATCGTGTCTCCGGCTCTCCCTTATCAGGCGCATGTACGCTTCGTTTTTTTCCAGCCCGCTGGTCGTCTCGTCCAGCAGCTCGCGCCCGCGTCTGTATAGTGCCTTTGCGGTGTCCATGCTGGTCATGTGCAGCTCACCCATCATCTGCCGCATTGTCTGCCCCTCCACCAGCCGCCCGTACAGCATCCGCGCCGCCAGCGGATCGCTGAGCCGTCCGCACAGCATGGCCGCCTCGATCAACTCAAAGCTGTGCGCCGCCTCCATCGCTTTCGCGCGCCGCTCCAGCTCGTCGATCCTCGCGACCAGCTCGCCCATCTTATCGCCATCCCCGCCGTGTCCCTGGGCGTCCGTGCTGCGGGTGCAGCGGGTCAGCGCATCGCGCGCAAAGTATATCCGCGCATTAAGCTGCTCCATCTCCTGCGCGTATGTCTGGCAGCGCCGCAGCACGTCAAGCCCAGTCATCGGTCAATCCTCCCCTTTACTTGTCCACGGGTTTCTCGCCATTTCCTCTGTCGTCGGTTCCTCGCGCCACAAGCGCCACTCGATCTCATAGCTGTCCATCGCATTTGCTTGACACATGCTAATCATACGGTTAGATGTAAGGTACACTCTGGGCATCATGCTCGGTTTAATCCGGCATTCTAGCCAAAGCGGGATACATAGACGTGTAAGACCAGCAGCCAAGTGTACATCGTCCAGCGTCAGCGGCCTACCGAGGCGCTCTGGCACACCTCTCGCCGCCCTCTCCGCGTTTGCTTTTGCATCTTCTGCCGTGTCAGCTTTCGCGCCATACGGCGCGCATACGCCGCACTTGCAGACGTACTGTCCCCAGTGGCGGTCTTGCTCGTCATACGCCCAGTAGCTCATCTCGCGGCCGCACCAGCGGCAAAAGATTTTGTTTTCCACGTCTATACTCCTTTCTTATCCCAAAAATGTCGCGGAAGCGGAAGCGCTCTCGCTGCCACATACGCGCGCAGCATAGCGATATCTCTTTTTTTGTGCTTGTTACCCCATCGAGCACTCGCCCCGCATTTACACATATACTGTCCCCAAAATCCATCTTGGTCCTTGTGCATAACCAAACTCATTTTTTGACCGCACCAGCGGCAGAAAACCTCCGGCCCCATCTTGCATCTCCTATATCTTGGTTGCCTCCGTCATATTACCCACGCCCTCCATCGCGATGTCCCGATACACGCAGCCGCTTGTCGTCTCCCACGTTTTCGGCGCGGCCTCGACACTCAGCGCCTTAAAGAGCTTGCAGCGTTTGCACTCGCCGCCCTGTTTAAAGCACAGTTTACACTCGCTCTCCATCGCCGCCTCCATGATGGTGATAAAATTGGCCGTATCGACGATCATTCGGTCGCCGCCGCAGTCGCTGGCCTTGGGCAGGTTGATGTCAACCCGCCCGTGCTTGGCCAGCATGTCCACACGCGCCAACTGATCGCCGGGCATCGTAACAAAGATCGCGTCCATCGCCCGCGCCATAAAGCCGACCGCGCTGCGCCACTTGTTCCATGCGCCGGGGATGAGCTTCAGACGTTTTTCCAGCACCTTCCCGCTCCGGTTGCGCGCCGTCATGTACATCAGGTAGACGAGGATGATGATGCTCATCTCATCGCCGGTCGCCTTGACCGGCTCGCCGTCGTAGTCATAGCTCGGCACACCGTCCAGCCCGTGATACTCCAGCTCTTTCCGTGCCGTCTGGCCGCCGCGCGGCCCATATCCGCGATTTTTCATGCGTTTTTTGCTCCCCTCTCCTGTCGTATACGCCGCAGCGCGCCGCGCTGCATCCATCCCTCGATCATGTCCATCACCCGGTCAAAGGCCGCGGCCTCTACGTCGCCCATCGCCCGGCAGCCGGTCGCCTCGCGGACACTCTTGCGGATTTCCGCGGCGATGGCCTTTTCAGCGCCGGTCAGCCCATTTTGCGCGGCCAGATCGGCAGCGCGCGCGCGGATCGCGGCATTGATGGCGCTCTCCTGTCCGCGGCTGACGCGCATGGAGGACAGCGCGCGGTTAAGTCGCTCGATCTCCTGGCTCTGCATCAGGATCGCCGCCCGGATTTCTGCCAGCATGGCGTTTTGCTGGCGGATCGTCTCGCTCATCTCCGCCATGGCAGCGTCTCGCTTGTCAAGCGCCTGCCCCTGCTCCGGGGGCAGCTTGATGATTTCTGCGCCCATCTCCGTCAGCCCCCAATCGCGTCGAGGATCGCCTGCGACATCGTCCGCAGCGTCACCGCGTGGCTCATCAGCATCTGGCGCGTGCCGTCGTCCATCTGCACCGCGCCCAGCGCCGCGACGCTCCCGCCAGCCGAGGCGATCATTGCACCGATGGCGGCGTTGATCGTGCTGATCGGATCGACCGCCTGACCGCCGCCGCGCATCGTGCTGACGTTGGCGCGCATATCCGCCGCGTCCAGCTCGTCCTCAAGCTGCTCGATGCGCCGCTCATACGCCGCCCGCTCGCTGTCCGCCAGCGTCGTGCTGTTTTCGGCGGCTTGTAGCTGGTCTTTCAGTTTTTCGATTTCCGCAGTAAGCGCTTTCACCTTGGTGTCGTCGCCTGCATTTAACTTGTCCTGACTTTTCAGCGCATCAATTTCAGCCGTCTTTTGCAGGATAATCTTCTGCGCCCAGTCTCTGTATCTATCATGGTCTTTTTGCAGTCTGTCTCTTGATTTGTCCTTTTCCCTGGCTTCGCCGCGCAGGCGCTCAACCTCCTTGGTCTTTTCCGCGGCCTTGTCGATCAGCGCGTTGCGCTCCTTTTTGACCTCGGCCAGCTCGCGGCGGTACTGCGCGACAGCCTCCGTCACCTCGCGGCTCGTTGCGTTCTCCGCGTCGATGCGCGCTGCGAAGGCTTCGCGCTCTTCCGCTGGGATGCGGATCAGCGCGTTGATCTTGCTGTCGTCCAGCTCCAGCAGCGGGCTGTCCTGCGCCAGTTCTCGCGCCTGCCGCATCGCAAGCTGCACGCCGCGCTCGTTCAGCCCGCTGTGCGTGGTCGCCCACGCCGTCCACTCGCCATGGGGCACAACGCCCTCATCCTTGGCCTGGTTGAGCAGGTTGCCGATCTGCCACATAGACAGAGCGATGTTTTTTTTGCATTGCTCAAGATTCGTCTCGATGTACGCCTTGCGGACGTTCACACTGATCTCTGTGCTCATTTTTTGCTCCTTTTACGGTATTTTTTCAATTTTGCTTGTTGCCGCAGACCACCGTATTGCCGCAGACCACCGCATCGCCGCGGACCACCGCATTGCCGCAGACCACCGCATTGCCGCAGACCACCGCATCGCCGCAGACCCACGCATCGCCGTAGACCCACGCATCGCCGTAGACCCACGCATTGTTGTAGACCACCGCATCGCCGTAGACCTGCGCCTTGCCGTAGACCCGCGAATTGCCGGAAACCTGCGCATTGCCGTAGACCCGCGAATTGCCGGAAACCCGCGTATCATTGTTGACCCACGCATTGCCGAAAACCCACGCATCGCCGTAGACCCGCGCATCGCCGTAGACCCACGCATTGCTGTAGACCCACGCATTGCTGTAGACCTGCGCATCGCCGTAGACCTGCGCATCGCCGTAGACCCGCGCATCGCCGTAGACCTGCGCCTTGCCGTAGACCCGCGCATTGCCGTAGACCTGCGCATTGCCGTAGACCCGCGCATTGCCGTAGACCTGCGCATTGCCGTAGACCCGCGCATTGCCGGAAACCCACGCATTGCCGTCATGGCTGAGATTTTCGTCTTTTTCGATCCATCCGCCAAGGTCGCCTTTTTTGACGCAGTGCGTCGGGATGTCTACCAGTGCTCGGATGCGGCGGAGCGTATACCCACACCACATTTGGGTTTCCCCCGTAAACTCAAATTTTTTCATTTGTCATCCCCCTTTCTCATATAAACGGCAGCGGCTCATTATCCACCTGGATAAACCCTTCGGCGGGCGCGCTGTCCTCCTGCGTCGTGCCTGTGCCATCGATGCGCGCGCGGTCAATCCAGAGGAGCTTGAGCGTCCTGTCCTTGATCCGCTTGTTGCGCAGCGGCGTGGGTCGTCCGCGATCCATGCCAGGCATACACATGCCCATCTCCATCATCTGGCGGCGCACAGCCGTCGCGCTCATCGCAAGGCTGCTCTCGCGGTCTTTGAGGTTGCGCCGCACGCACTGATCGATGGCCTCTGCATCAAAATAATAAAATTCGGCGTCCCGCCAGCCGACGACCGGCCGGTTGGCGTAGTCCCTGCGGCCGTCCACCTGCGGCGTCGGGCTGGTGTCGGTCAGATCGACGTAGGCCGCGGCCTGCGTGACGATCAGCGAGCGGATCACGCTGACGTAGACGTGCGCCGGGGTCATGTCCGCGATGTCCTCGCCCTGGCGGCCGATGTTTTCGGCGATCCCCGCCAGCGTCTTGGCGTACAGAGCGTCGATCTCCGGCGCGCTCATCGCGCCGACCGCGCCCAGCCAGTCCAGCATCATCCGGCAGCCCATCGTCAAAAAGGCTGCGCTCTCTTTGAGGCGGGCAAAGCGCGGGTCGATGTCCATCTTTTCGGCCTCGCGCATCGCGTCGGCCATCCGCTCCTCCAACTCGTCGCCCAGACTGTCGTATCGCTCCATCAGCCACTTGATGTAGCTCCGCATCCCCGCCCGATACGCGCCGCCACGTTGTAGCCTTGCGTATGGCTCCAGCGCGTCCGTCGTCTTGGCGATCTCGCCGCGCTCGACGTGGATGACGTACAGGCGCAGCGTGCGCCCCTCGTTGATCTCCGGCAGGATTTCGCCCGTCATGGTGATGGTACTGCGCACCGGCCGCCCCTTGATGGTCTGCTTGTCCGCGCTCTGCCTGTTTCGCGCCGCGCGGTCGGAAGCCGCGCTGATGAGGTTGTTGGCGACGCGGTTCAGCTCGTCGCTCTCCCTCCTTGTTTTCGTTTGAAAAAAGTCGTCGCAGGTAAAGAGCGTGTCCTTGCAGTAATAGGGCGCGTCGGATGTCCAGTTGGCCGTCGATCTAAAGTTGGCGGGCATTTGCTTGGCGTGAAAATCCCCAAACATCGACTGGATGTACCCTTGCAGCGTGCTCTTAAAGCTGCCGCTCGCGCCGACGAGGAAGACCACATAGCCCGGCGTTCGCCCGCTCTGCACCATCGTGCTGTACAGCGGACCGAGAAACGCCTGCGCCAGCAGCGGCATCACAATCCGCGCGTCAAATCCCCTTGCCAGCGCCGCCACCGCCTGCGCGCCGCCCTGCTCGATCTCATCCTCCGTCTTGCCCTTGATCTCCGGCAGGCGCAGGTGATAGTGCTGGCTGGCGTTGACCAGCTCCACGCTCACATCGTCCGCGCCAATCGCGCCGTCGTGATACATGTAGATCAGCCGGTCGCCGATGCGCTTGAAGCCGGTATAGCCGTAGATTGTCCGATCTTTCGCCCCCTTCTGTCCGCCGCGCAGCAGCGCGTCCTTGACATATCCGGCGGTCAGACCGCCGGGGTAGATGTTGCCGTATGCTTTCCACACCTTCGCAGGCCATTTCATCGCCAGAAACTCATCGTTTTTGACGTCCGCATCCGGCAGGCTTCGCCCGCTCGGCGTTTTTGCCGCGATGATCCACTCCGTGTCCTGCGTCATGCCGTCGTCGCGGGTGATCGTCTCCTTGAGCTCCGGCACAAAGTCGCAGAGCGGTTTCGCCCAGGCGGCTTTTCCGTGCCCCATAATCCGGCACAAGCGCCCGTTCTCGATAGCGTAGTCGTGCAGCCCCATGTAGTGGGCAAATCGGTCATCGTCCCCGCCGTCGTCTCCCCCGCCGCCCTCCTTCAAAACCGAATTCGTATTCGGTTTTGTCGGATTTTCGGCGGTTTTCGCCGCGGCCTTTTTGGCTTTTGCCTCGCCCATGTCGAGCACCTTACCCTGCCGCACATACGGCACCGCCTTGTCCAGCAGACCGGCGAAGGTCTTGCGGATCGCCTCGCGCTTCCACCCGCGCCCGGCCTGCATCTCATGCGCCCAGTCGGTAAAATCGCCCTTGGCAAACCGCTCTTGCTCCGCCTCCGTCAGATAATCGACCAGGCGCAGCGTCGCAAGCTCACCGACCTTGCCGACCAACTGCTCGCAGACATACGCGCAGAGCTTTTCGCCCGCGTCGTCGTTGTCCGGGATGTAGATGACGCGCCTCGCGCCGCTGATCGCCTCGGTGTAGGCGGGCAGCCACTTGCCATCCAGCCGCCCCTTGCCCGCGCCGTATGCGCTGGACACCGCGCAAAAGCCGAGCGCCGCAAGGTTGTTCGCGTCCTTTTCGCCCTCGACGATCAGGATGGTTTCGCCCTGCGCCTTGGCCGCCAGCATCTCCGGCAGCCGGTAGAGCAGATCATGCCACAGGTCGCCGACGTAGAGCTTGCCGTCCTCCCCGTAACTTTGGAAAGCAAAGGTCTTTTTTCGCTCGCCGTTTTCATCGTGTCCCTCGTACCGCGCTTTGAGCTTTTTGACCTTGCCCTCCGCGTCCTTGTACTCGTAGATGCGCGTCAGCTCGTAGTCGATCTCTTTGATCTTCCACCGATGGCCGACGGCAAAAGGCCGCCGCGCCAGTTTGGGCGGCTCGGCCTTGCGCTCCGGCTTTTTCTTGGCATATCGTTCCGGCGGCTCACCCGTCATCGCGTCCACCGCCACATCTTGCAGTGTGTAGCCCAGCGCTTCCGCCACGTCCTTGCGGTCTGCGCCGCAGGCATGGCATTTCATTACGGTCTGCCCGTCGTCCCCAATATAGCAGTGCAGGCTTGGGTCGTGGTCGGCATGACAGGGGCAGATCGCCCAAAAACCGCCCGGCTTATCGCTGCGCTTACGATCATCCACACTGAGCAGATCGCGCCAGGCATCCAGCCTCATCCCCATCCGTCACACCGTCCTTTTGTCCTCTTTGGTCACAGCTCCACATGCAGGCACTCGCGCGCCGCGGCTCGCACGGCCTCGCGCCCCTCGTCGGTCGTCTGCCTCGTCAGCATCACGTCCGCGATGGCGTAGTCCATCGCCGCGTCAGGGATTTCCCGCATCGTCGCGCTCAGCAGCTTTCCGCCGCCGTTACCGTGCTTATCAGCTCGGCTGTACCGCGCCGCCGTCATTATCTGCATCCGTCTCACCTCCCTTTGCCCTCATCGGGACTACGTCGAGCCGCAGCCGGAAGTCGGTGATCCGATCCGCCTTGTATATCCGCTGCGCGCCGCAAGCCAGGCAACCCACGACGGCCTGCCAGCCCGGCCGCACCGTCCCGGTCTCCGTCTTCGTCTGGATCGCGTCATAAGCCACCGACTCCTGACCGCCGCACTTTTCGCACCGGCCGCACCTGATCTCAACCACGTTCTCCGCTCCTCTCGTTGACCGCGCGCACAAATTCGTCGCGCGTTCCTCCTGTCCGCATATACACCCAGCCGCAGCTTGCGTTGCTGCACACCGCCCTGCGGATCACGGCCGGCCCGAACCGGCTGGCCTCAAGCACGCGCTCCCTTGCCAACACCGCGCCGCCGCAATGCGGGCAGGGCTTAAAGCGCGCCGCGCGTATGCCGCGGACATGCCACTGTTCCGGCGCATAGTCCATCTGGATAGATGGCTGGTCATGCCGCCACGTCGCAAGCCCGTCTCCGTCAGTGTACGGCACCGTTGTCATCTCCCTCGAAGGGCATTTCATTTTGCGCGTGCCGGGCGATGATCGCCTCGACGAGCGCCCGCTCAAGCTGATCGGCAATGTCGTCCTGTCCCTCGTAGTCCCCCGCCATCGCCTGGATGGTATTCGCGCACAGGCAGGCCAGCTCGTCGATCAATTTATCCGTTGAACCGCTGAAACGGCCGTTGATGCGGATGGTGTTGTCAGCATCGCGCGCAATATCAACTTTAATCATTCTAAATCCTCCAGATCATCGTCTTCTTCGGTCATCTGTTCTGCCGTCTGGAGCGCTGCGTCTTCCTGCGGCGCGTCCATCTCGGGGAAAAGCGCGTCGATGCTCACGCCCAAGGCGCGCGCCATCTTCGGCAGCTTCTCAAGAGTCTTTCCTCGCGTTCCATTCGCCAGTCTTGCAATCGTCACAAGTGTAAGCCCAGACTTTTCTGCAAGCTCATTCATGGTCATGTTTTTTTCGCGCAAGGTCTTTTTCAGCCTATCCGCAAATCCGTTTTCCACTATTTTCACCTCGTGCGTGCCATTTTGTCACTTACTCGTGTTACAGCTCTATTATATTTGCCATTTTGGTACATGTCAAGTACCTTAAAAAATTTTTTTGCCAATTTGGCACACCAAAAGGATTTTACCGTTTCGGCAAGTATTATATTATAAAGTACCATTTCGGCAAGACTCAAGGAGGTGTTTTCATGCTTGGTACACTTGGCGACAGACTCCGCGCGATACGCGAGGATCACGACGTGATGCAAAAAGACCTTGCGGCCGAGTTCGGGATTACTCATAGCGCATTAAGTCGTTATGAGCAGAATAAGCGCGAGCCACCCGTTGATTTCATCGTAGCATTTTGCCACTATTTTAATGTCACATCTGATTTCCTGCTTGGCATGTCCGACGATTATCGCCCACCCGTGAACGTCAGTATTCCACCAACTCTTTTAACTCGCGATCCCTATGCCGATTTATCTGCCGAGCATCGAGCAACGCTTGACGCTATGGCTGATGTATTCCGTCAGCAGGAGGCTGCGCAAGGACAAAAAGAGGCATGATCTTGTTTTTCGGCATAAAAAAAGCGCCGCCCGAAGGTGACGCTTGATGAAGTTGTGCGAGGATCACTCGCCCGCGGTCTCGTGGCTGTCGTACTTGGCCTGCTCCGGCATCTTGATGCTGCGCAAATCCGGCACGTTGCTGCTCTGCTGCGAAAACGAAGCATCCGGGGAATTAAGATCACACAGCAGGCTGATGATGCTTTCCAGCCCGTCGAAGAGCCAGCGAACCAAGAGAGCAGCCACAAGGAAGCCGATCCACGAATCCACATGATTCATTTTGTCAAAAATGACATCCACCACGCCGCAAACGATGGACATTACAATTCCAACCATGCAAAGCGTTTTCGCGTGCCGCACGCCTGCCGTCATTTTCTCTTCCACGTAGGCGTTTTCTGTTACTCCTGATCTTTTCATGTTTTTCTCCTCCGTTTTCGTTTTTGTCCATTATAGCGCCTATTCTACTCAAATGCAATCCATTTTATACCGTTTCGGCATGTGTTTTTAACAAAATGTTATTCCATTTCAGTATATTATACCGTTTCGGAAAACATTTTTAACAGTTTGTTTTGCCGTTTTGGTCGATTTATACCATTATGGCAAGCATTTTTAACAGTCTGTTATACCATTTCGGAATAATTTTTACCGTTTTGTTAATGCGTTTAATGTTTTGTTATACCGTTTCGGCAAGCATTTTTTAACATTTTGTTTACCAAAACGGCAAAAATCGCCCTGTTACGCTTTCATGTTACGATTTTTGCCCCAATGTTACGTATTTTTTCCCAAAATCGTAACACTATTTTAGCTAGGCCACGCCTAGGTTTTTCGGGGGTGTGTTACGATGTTACGTATTTTTGCGGGATATAGGGCCCATATACACACACACACGCAAAAACACATCGCAAAAAAATTCGAAAAAAACCTTCTCGCATTGAGGCCGCGAAACTGGGTACTAGGGGTAAAAATACGTAATTTTCGTAACATTATATATTTTTATAATAAATAATACTTAATTATTCTATATATTATTCAATTCCTTGTGCCCCAAAAATGTTACGATTTTTACGTAACACGCCCCTCCAAAATCGTAACATTCGTAACACCCGGATGTTATCCACAATTTCACCTTGACTTACCCACAGGAAAACCGAATTCAAATTCGGTTTTGAGGAGGTGCTTGTTTTGAAAACCGCTGTCACCTATGCCCGCTTTTCATCCGCGCGCCAGCATGAGACGTCTATCGAGGCGCAGCGTGATGCGATGGCGAAGTGGTGCGCCCAGCGCAGCGTCCGGATCGTGCAGGAGTACGCCGACCGCGCGGCGTCCGGCACGAAGACCGAAGGCCGCGACGACTTCCTCCAGATGCTGGCCGATCTCAAGCAGCGGCGCGTGGACTATGTGCTCGTCCACAAATACGACCGATTCGCCCGAAACGAAAACGACCAGTATTTTTATATGGCCATGATCGAGCAGCGCGGCGCAAAGCTCGTCGCTGTCGCGCAGGAGTTCGGCGACGGCCCAGAAGCGCGCTTTATGGTCGGCGTCATCACGGCCTATAATGCTTTTTACTCGGCAAACCTGTCCGCGGAGTCGAAAAAAGGCAAAAACATTATCAAGCAGCATGGCAAGCATACCGGCGGCCCCTACCCGATCGGGTATGACCCGGACGGGCAGGGCAACTATGTCGTCAACGAGGTTGAGGCGTATTTTGTCCGCGAGCTGTATAACGCTGTCATCACGCACAGGCGGCTGGATGATGTCGTCGCCGAGATGCGCGATGCCGGTCTGCGCGGCCGCTATGGCGGCGAGCTGAAAACCGCCAACCTCGCGCGGATCGTCCGCAACCCCGTCTATATGGGCGTGTACCAGCGCACGCTGTCGGATGGCACGCTCGTCCGCATCGAAAACCACCACGCAGCCATCGTTGATCAAAAAACCTATGAGGAGGCTAACCGCATTATGGACGCACGCGCAAACGCCGGTCGAAACGACCGCAAAATCTACCCGCTGAGCGGTATCGCTTACTGCGCCTGCTGTGGCGCAAAGCTGCTCGCCCAGACCACCCGCAAAGACGCCAACCACGAATACACGTCGTATTATTGCTCTAAGTGCCACGATCTCCGCCGCATCCCCGCCCAGGAGCTGGATGGCGCTGCTGTTGACTATCTCAACGCGCTTTTTGCGCCGGAGCGCCGCGCCGAGCTGGCGAAGGCCGTCGAGGACTACTCCAAGCGCCTGATCTCCTCCGCAACTTCGCGCCAGCCGTCAGCGTCGCGCGAAATCAAAAAGCTCCAGCGCGAGATCGACTCGCTGGCCGCCAACCTCGCCGCAGGCGTTTTGTCGCCGGACATGCTGACCATGATCGACCAGCAGATCACCACCCGCCGAGAGCGCATCAAGATTTTGCAGGAGACCAGCGCCACGCCTGCGCCCGTAACCGCCGCAGATATCGACTCTTTTTTCGCCGACGCTGCCACGCTTTCGCTTGGCATGGACCCGCGCTATCTGCGCCAGGTCATGCGCAAGTACATCAAGCGCGTCACCGTCCATACAACGGAGATCGAGATCGTCTCCACCTTCGACGACTGGATCGGCGAGAAATTCCGCTCTGGCCGAGAAAGCAGCGACGACGGAGGTGCGGACAGGCAAAGTGTAAGAATTGCGTCAAACCCGTGCGTGTTTGATGTAATTCTTACACTTTCATTTGTCCACCGCGTCCCTCTCCCGGAGCGATACCGCCTATTCCACAAAGAGTTGTACAATTTGCACAGAAATAAAATAAGGCGCAAAAAAAAGTAAAAAATCCGGCATTTCGAGGAAAATTTCTCTGCTGTGT